GTATCTGGAATTGCCCAAGTACCTTCTGATAAATTATTCATTATACTTTCGTATTGGTCTTCTTCTGTTTTTGCTTTATTTTTAGTAGGATGGGGAATCTCTGAAACTTTGCCTTTTAAATATTTAGAGGCTAACTGATAAGCCGCTGTTTTATCTTCTTTACTGTCCATAGAACCTAACTCACTTATTGCTAAAGAAAGTGCATCGTCAACACTACGTTTTGCTAACGACATAATAATTTTTCTAACAATACCATCTTGTGGATTTTCAGAAGTTTTGTCTTTTCTTATGATCATCTTTTTGATATGAGCCATATAATTTTTAATATCTGCATCTTCTTCTGGATGCGGACGTAATTCTAAATTAGCACTTGGATCTTTTGCAAGATTGTGTGCTAAAGATTTATCAGTTTCTTGTACTTTCATTTTATTAATCCCTCTAGCCAAATTTGGCAGTATTGTGTCTACTATATTATCTTTTTGAATGCGAACTAACTTTCCTCTAATTTCATCTAAGTCTGCTTGTTCAACATTATCTTCTGTTGGTTTATATTGTTCTACATAACTTGCGTATCCTTTAGGCTTTGATAAACTTTTTAAAGTTTCTCTAATACCTTGATAACGTTGTTTTGCTTGTTCAATAATTTTCTGTGCTTCATCTTGTTCAGCAAAGTTATCAGCACGTCTGAAAGTTTTAACAAACCTTGTTAAATCGTAGGCTTCTTGTGTTATTTCATGTATGTGCTGTCCAATTTCATCATCATATGATCCGTTGTTTGCAACGTGATTTGCCATTGCTCTCGCGGCAATTAAACTTTTAAAAGGAAGTTTAAATCTTCCTTGATCGGCATTTTCTATATACAAACTATGTATGCTTCTACTTCTAGAACCACGTACAGTTTCATCAACTGGTGTTTTATGTTTAATAATTAATTTAACATTTTCACCAAATGGTTGATAAGATGTTTTTAGTGTGCCAGTTAATTTACTTTCAAAAGTTACTTCTGAACTATCATAACTGTTGTCGTTATTTTTTATATAAGCATAATCAGTTTTATCCAACTGTTGCTTACCGATGTTACGAACATCAAAACTCATTAAATTTCTTTTAGAAAAATATCTTAATTCTTTTAAAAAAGCATACCAATCTTTTTTATCATTGTAACGCATATCTTCACTAATATTAGTATTATAATAAACTACCAAAGCATTAGGATCTACTACGTTTACAGTGACACTGCCATAACTTTTCCCACTTGCACCATATTCTAAAGTAAAAATTCTACCTTCTGATGGTTCAACTGTAGTTACTGCTTGACTATCTGCAATAGTCAATTTAGTAAACTTTTTGGCTAAAACGCCATATAAATCGTTGGCTACTTTGTTGTGTATTTGCATATTACTATTTACCTTTTTTATAACATTAATGTAGGCATTGGTTCTACCACATCGTCAAAATTATCGCTTAAAAGCTCATCTATACCAGCATCATACTTCTTTAATACCATACTCATGCGTATTGCTAGTACTAAAGACATAACTAAATCGTCAGTATCGCCTGGTCTTGCTTGATAACTGCTACCAACAGCAACAAATGATTTTAGCTCTGAAATTAATGGTCTACTGTTAATAGTTAATCTTTTACTTTCGATTAAACTTTTTAATTTAGCACAGGCTGAAATCTTTGATTTGTGTGTTGTATTAAAGCCTCTACGAAACTTTTTGCTGTTACCGTGTCCTTTAGGTTCACTAATAAAGAAACCTGGTATATTTTCTTCGCCAATTTCTTGTATTGTAACTAATGCCGCCTCTCCTAGCGTATTGTTTTCAACGCTGTAATAGACATCATTAGGTTCATCTATTTGCTGTACTAGATATTCACCTATCTCTTTCATTATTTTTATTTGCTGTACAATGGGTGTCTTATTATGCATAAACTCTGCGACTTGTTCTAATGAAGGCATTTCTATAACCTGTATTGCCGCATTGTCTCCACCCGTTCCTAAACTTGGATCTAAACTTATTAAGTATATACTGCCTTTTTTAGGTTTTTTAAACCAACGTACTTGACCTTGTCTTTCAATTGGTTCCTTACCTTCCATCTCTGCTAATCTAATTGCATTGATTAATGTTTCATCAAATATAATTGGTTCACAATCCATCTCACGTTTAAAACGTTCTTCCCCAATACGACCTAATTCTTCTTTAGCCCATTCATCATCTCTGTCAGGGTGTTCTTGCCATAATGCTTTAAAGCCATAAAATCCGTTTATCCCTATTCCATCTTTTAAAGGATGTCCGTAATCGTCGATAGTTCTGTTTGCTTCTGTCCACAATAACCAAAACTGATCCTCATCACTATTAGGTGTACTTGTAATAATTGCTTTACCACCTGTTGCTAGTGTTGGAGAGATACTTGTCCAAAACTCTTTTGCAATAGTTGGTCGAACAAACGCAAACTCATCACAGTATAATAACGTAATACTCATACCACGTCCTGTGTTTTCTGTTGTTGCTTGTGCTACAATTCTACTTCCGTTTTCAAATTCTATTGAGCCTTTATTATAACTTGTAACTCCTGCTCTTATATGGTCTGGCATAAGTTCGTATGCATATCTAACTTTTTGCATAATTTCTTGAGCACCTGCATACTTGTGAGCCGCAATTAAAATTGTACTATCTGGTACAAACATAGCATACCATAACAAGTATCCAGCCGCAGTAGTAGTTTTACCCATTTGTCTACTTAATAAATTAATACTAAATCTATTAGTATGGTAACTGTTAACTAACTTCTCTTGATACTTGTATGGCTTGTAAATAATTTTGCCATCAACAGGATGCTGAATATGAAAATACTTGTTTAAAAAATATGCAGGTCCTGTATCAGGGTCAGCACATTCTTTAAAATCTAGTAATTCTTCTTCAGTCCATCTTAACTTTTGGTGTGGCTTTTTAATTAAGACACCGTCTAGGCTCTTGCTTACCATTTTTTATCTCTTAATTGTTTAGACTTTTTATGTGTTTATGTAGTGCATTAACAAGTTTATCTTTTGTTAATCGTCTGTCTAACTCTATCTTGTGTTTTCTACCTAATGCTTCCAAGTCTTTCTTAGTCATTTTTGATAGATCTTTTTTGCTAGGTACTAATACTAGAGGTTTTTCTTTTTTAATCTCTCTAGGTGTTACTGCAAAAATTTTGTTTAACCATTTAAACATATTGATTTCTCCTATTCTAATATGCATTATATATGCATATTACTATTGTATTTATCGGTAAACTAATTGGGGAATGTTTAATTACACTGTACGGCCCTTAAATACGTCATATAAGCCCGTTTATTGCAACTTGAGTACATTTATGTATTAATTGTCGTAGGGCTTTTCGCCAGTTAACCATGGCTTACTGAACCACAGTCTAAACCATGCTTCTGTGCCTGGTTGTATTTTTCTTTTCTTTTGTACTTTAGACAATTTGTTAGCAAGACTGCCAACATTTTCTTCTACAGATGAGTAAGGGGTCAGTCCAGAATATGAACCAACCCCTGCTAATCTTTTTAAATCTTCTAATTCTTTTTCAAACGACTTATCAGTCATGATAGAATTACATATCAGATAACATTTTAGCAAGTTTATCTTGTAGATCTACTGCTAATGGATTATCACCTGGATATTCTTTTTTGAATTGTTTCTTTGGACCGTTTAATCCGCCTGACATTTTGTTTAGTTGTGTGTCTGTGTCGAAGTACTCTTCGTCTGGAGAGTTACTATACTCGTCAAGTTCAACTTCGCTGTTTGCCTGGATTGGTGCTATTTCTTCAGCCTTATGATCGTGTCCTTCACAATCGCAATTTTCAATTGGTTTATCACACGTATCACATAATTCTAAGTTATCTTTTGAAAAATCAAAATCTTTTTCTTCTGCTTCTGATTTTAACCCAGCGAGTTCTAATACTCTCGCCAAATCTTCAACAGCAACTTCTACTGTGTCTTTTTTGGTTGTTTCCATTTTTTGTTCCTCGCTGTTTGTTATTTTTTCTTCAACTGTTTCTTCAGTTTTTGGAGTACCATCATAATTTTTTAATGGATCAGGTACAATACTGTTTGCTCTTTCAACAACGTCTTGCAACATTTGTATTGCATCATTCATTGTAGTAAGTTGATCTGTTAAATCACCAGCACCTGTGGCGCCTGGCATTGAATCTGTTTTGCCTAGTAATCTAATATCTTTAGCAACGTCGTCAATTTTTTTCTGTAACTCGCCTAAACGGTGAATTTTGTATCCGTCAAATTTATCTTCTGAAAATGATCCTGTATCACCTTCAAGTTTAGCCTTAAATTCTGCTAGGTGTCCAACAAGATCTTCTACGTTCTCATCAGTTTCTTCATTTTGGAAATCAACTAGTTCATTGTAAAGTTCATTTGTAAGTTGAAGAATTTTATCTACATCATTTACGCCTTCTTCTAATTCTTCAGAAACTTGAGAATTATATTTTGCTCTGATATTACTTGGTTGTAAATTAAGTTCTCTCATTCGAATATCGTCTACAGCGTTTTGAATTCTATATGCTATTTCAGTTTCTTTTTTATCTTTAGCACTTTTAAATAACATTTCTACATATTCGTCAATTGTATCTAAATAGCCTGCAACGTTACTGTTTGAGTCAACAGTTGCGTCTTCAAGTGATAATGCTTTCATCACTGCTGGCTTTTTGTTTAATTCTTTTGTTATGTCTAAAGGCTTCTTTTTGTTACTATGGATACCTTCTAGTGCGTCTAAAATATCTCTCATAGTATTATGCCTTTTTCTTTTCTTTTGCAACTTCATCTGCGTATGCTTTTGCTAATGTAACTTCTGGAGTTTCTTTATTATTTGCTAAATCTTTTAAAAATGTTGCATTATATTTGTCGCCAAAATGTTCTTCTGCTTTGATCTCCATATCGTCTTTGATCTCACTGCCGAGTTTTGTAACATAATCTTTGTCTTGTTCTTCTAAATTCTTTTCTCTGGCTACTTCGTTAGGATCATCTGGGTTCATTACAACTAAATGAGATCCGTGTATGCCTGCATATTCTGTTAATTCATTTCTTAACATATCAACAGTTGTCGGATAAGACACTGAAATATCCATAATAGTAACTTCTGAATTTTTCATTGTTTGGAAATCCATTGGATGTTCCTGTATTGGTGTAACTTTAGGTTTGGTCATATCTGTTAAATTATATTTCCCAAGTGCCATTTCAACTCTACTTAATTGAGCATCAGTTAAAGTACCTGCGTACTTCACACGAAATTTGTATTCTTTAATGTTTTCCATTAAATATTGTTTGAAAGTTTTCATATTAATCACACCTTACTTTATATTATATTATTTATCCTTTGAAAGCAGTTTTTCTAACAGTGCATTACGGTCTAATACCACTGCATCACCCTCTTCTTGCACTCCCGACTCTTTATCATGCTTTGCTTGTACTTGGTCTAAACGTGCTTTTTGTAGTTGTAATTGTATCATTTTTAATTTTCTATCAACTTTAGCACCTTTGGCATTAAGAGCAGTATCTAACAAACGTGCCGCTGTGTTAAATATCTCTCCAGCATACCTAGATTCTACATTCATGCCTAAATCCATTAAGTCTTGAAATGTGTCTTTAGCAGTTGTGGCTATTTCATCCATTTCTTGGTCATTTAAAGATAAATCTTTTACCATTGGCAATGCTTCGTCAATTTTATCTGCTTTTGCTATTGCTCTTTGAATATCTTCAGGTGTATGTTCTTGTGTATGGCTTACTGTTTTTTCTGGTTCAGGTATAATGTCAGTGTTTTCACTAACTTCCTTTGCAGGTGCCATGTCTAATAATTCTTCTAGTTTCTTTGTCATAATACTTCCACTAAATTATATGCTACTATAATTATTTATCTTTTCTTAGGACGATGAAATATATCATCTTCAGTTACTATTCTAAATACTAAATTGTTTTGTCTACAGTATCTATTAGCCGCTTCCCATTTTGCAGAATTTAATATAACTTTTGCCTGTGCTTGTCTACTTCTGCCTGCTTGTTCCATTGTTGTTTCTTTCTTAGGTTTTACTTCAATAACTTCAGCACGTTTTGTACCATTTTTATCTTGGTAAACAACTAAAAAGTCTGGAACATATATTGTATTTTTACCTGTTAAAGGATTTTTATAAGGAACTTTAATTGCTTCACTGGCCCATTGTATTACGCCAGGATGATTATCACAAAATTGCATAAATGCCCATTCCCAACTGCTTCTATACATTGGGGTTCGATTGCCTGCATACTTTTCAGGATTCTTGATTACATATTTGCCTTGAGCGAATTTTGCCATGGCTTAATCCAATATGTTACGAGCAACGATTTGGCTTGGTGCTTTGTTTCTATTAAATCCTAATATACTTGTGTTAGTTCTAGTTTGATTAATTAATGAAACTAATGCTTGTTGTATTTCTGTAATTGCATAATCTCCGAAATCATCAATTAAATCCATTGGAGATATATCATGTAAATTAGCAAGTTGCATAACTGTGTCTGTTAATCCATCTGCAACTGTTTCATTATCGTCTGTTTTTCTTAAAAAGAAACCTCTAATAGCATCAAACTCTGTTGGATTAACAATAGTTGATGATTGAGGAGTATCATAGACATCAAAGAATTCTGTAGTTTCGTTTGTGTTTTGTTTTTTTGGTAAATTAGTTGACATTAGAAATCACCTGGTATTTGTTTTTTATAATATGTTGAACTGTTAGTAATATTACTTATACTAGGTTTTGACAACTTAGATTGTGTAGAATAATCTACCGGATTAGTTGTTAAATTACTACCAATACTATTTGTAGCACTTCCGATAGAAGATAAATCAATATCTCCAAGTTTTCTTTGTGCTTCTGCTAAATCAGATTGAAACTGATTTTGAAAAGATGCACTATTAACGTGTGTTGCTATATTATTTAATCCAGGTCCAAATAAACTTTGTAAAGATGCTGGAACGTTTGGACCGACTGATCCAATCATTGCGCCTGCTCCGGAAACTAAACTTTGTATATTAGCACCTGCGCCGCCAACTATTGCTCCCAAAGAAGTATTAATAGGAGCAATTTGTATTCCTGCTCCATTACTTTTCACTGATTGTTGACTAGCCGGAAGATTTGAACCACTTCCACTTATTCCATTCATTTTTGGAACATTAGGTAAAGGATTACCTTGTGCTGATTTACTATTAGGAAAACTGAAATCACCAATCGGATTTTGTCCTCTTAAGGCATTCATTGCCGCTCCAGTAAGTTCTGATTTTAACATACTTTTTAAGTTAGCACCTTTTAAATTTCCTGCTCCACGTAAACCAGTAACTACTGCACCTGCAATATTACCACCTGCTAGATCGGCACCAATACTTCCAACTGCATCAACTAAACCGCCTGGGCCTAATATACTAGTTGTTCCTCCACCTTCTGGTGTTAAAGGACTTTTTGCTTTGTCATAATGTAATGTACCAAACCCTTGTGGACTATCACCATCGACAAGACCTGATTTATATTTTACTGTTTCAAATCTTACTGACATTCTATGTTCTAAAATGCCTGATCCATCTGAATAATCATGTCCGTCGTGGTCAAAACTTTCAATAATTGGATTAACTAACCAATATTCTGTATATTTCTTTTGATATAAACTGTAAATTTTTATTCCAGTAAAGAATGGTTTTGTATTTCTGTCTAATCCCCATTGACGAGCGTTGTCCATCATAGGTTTATATGTATCTTTATAACCGTATGTTCCGCTTTGCTGGTATTGTGGATCGTTATTGTAGTAGGCATAGTAGGCGTACCACATATTTCTTATTACGTCGCTGTTGTCATCGTGAAAGGTTATGTTAACTGGACTGTAATTAATTTTGTTGTGATGATATCTTTTTCTGTTATATTGATTATGTTCAACTACTTCAAAACTATACTTAGGCAAGTCAACAGTTTTAACTAAAAAACTTGCTTCTAAGTTCTCACTTCCACTGAAAGAAAATCCAAGTCCAGGGTTGACTTGAAACACAACATGAAAGAGAAATTTATGTTTTGGGGATAGTCTATAATTCCCGTCGACAAATGTCCGTGATGCGTGTCTAAAGTCACGAACATTGTCCCCGGTTGCAAGAGCTTTTAAAAAAGAATTAATCACAGGTTAATTACTCCGTGTTGGATTAGCCTGTCACTACCTCACCAATAGTTCTAGCCACTGTAGTTCCTACACCTGCTCCTAATGGAGTTTGAACTGCATTGTCAAAACGTATCGACATTGTTACTGTCGCTGGTTCTGATGTTGCATAGTTCAAATCGTTGTAGTTAACGTTCTGAATCATACATCCGTATAATTCCCATGTTTCTAGTGTATTTGGTGAACTCGCTCCGTTACCGCCGTCTAATATTTCACATCTAGTAATGAATTTGTAATCAATTCCAGACGCCGCAGATGATTGTTCCATCATATCAAATTGTTTCTGTATTTGTTCTCCAACAAGTTTCGAAACTTGACCTGATGCGTCATCACGCATATTGACTGAGACAGCCTCCCAAGTGTGTTTACCTTGGATATAAACTTTACTGTTATAGATATCGATTGGCACTTCTTCAAAATTAACTGAAGGACGTTGAAAATCGATAATTTGTTTTGTTAGTTCACTTCTAGGAGTCGAAATACCGAAGTTTTCAAAACTCACTCTGAAGCGATACTTTAATTTTGGCATTAACAGACCTTGACTTGACGCTGATTGGTCACTTGCCAAAGGTACTGTAAATTTGCTTAATGAACTTACTGACATATGTTTTGCTCCTGCTTCTATGCTTTATTAATATTTAGTCGCTTAAATTACCCTGTTCCTAATAAGGCTCTATTAGATAGAGCCTGTATTTTGGATACGAACTGGAATATAAATGTATTCAACCGCTTTAACTGGTTCAATAGCAATATCTATATACAATTCGTTACGATCAATTCTATCGTTTGTGTTATTTGTCTCATCACAAACAACCAAGTAATCGTAAAGACCACGTTTTGCAACTAAATCATTCATTAATTGCTCAACAACTTGTTTTACTTCATCACGTGTTAGTTTATCGTTAGGTTCAAAAACAAATGGTTTTGTAATAACTGCTAAACGTTCACGAATGTAAGCAGTAAGTCTAGAAACGTTAATACGATCTAAAGCACTTGCTGTCGCTGTTTTAGTTTTGTTACCGTAGTTTAGTACACCGTTACCTGGTAAGAACGTAATTGGGTTAATACTGTTTTCGTATAAAGTATCTCTTAAAGATTCTCTAACACCAACACTCTGGAATTCACCAGTTGCTACATCAATATAACCTAATCCTGTTGCATTATCTACAACACCACGTCTTGTACCTGCTGGAGCAAACCAAGGATAACTAGCATCATCTGAACGAATCATTGTTCTTAACATCATATGACTTGCTGGTACAACAATGCTACTACCACTTAAATCTGTTGTAATACCACTTGGGTAAAACACACCTAAGTATGTATCAGCAGTAACCATACCGTCATCATTGTTATCTGTTGCTAAATTGGCATTAGTTGCCCAGTTTTGGATATCTGTACTATTTGCCGCTAATCTCATTGGTGTATCACCAATTACGAAAGCAGTGTTACGTCTATCATTATTCAATGATACCATGTTAGCAATTAGTTCTGGATATCCAGGTGCCGCCATTACGTTAAAGTTTCTTTGTTCTTCACGTAATTCTGCACTTGTATCAAGTGCTGATTTCATACCTGCTACAACAACTTGACGTACTGCTTGTCTACCCATATATGGAGAACCATCTGTTTGTAAACCTGCTTTACTTACCCATGCATCTTTTTCCGTTGGTAATACTTTACCTGGGAAATTAGTTGAGTTAAAGTAATCTCTCTTAAACTCTTTTACATTGTAAGAACTACGTCTTGTGTTAAACATTAACATACCACGTGGGTAATTAGCCGGTAGTGGTACATCTAAATCAGTGTAGTCGTTTGTTAATAATGATTTAACAGTTGCTATATCACCACTAACTACGTCTGTTGTTGCATTGCCCATGTATCTTGCATCAGCAAATAAAACACCATCTTCACTAGTTTGGTCTGTGTTATCTATTGTAACCCAAGTGTCTGTGCCTGAAACTGATTCCCATCTTTTAATAATTGGGAAGTTTTCTAAGTCACTTGTGTCAATCCAAAGATCACCATATACCAATGCTGAAGCATCCGATTGTGCTATCGGAGCCGTTGCACTAACTAATGGACCATCTGGACTTGTAGTACTTAGGTCAAAACCTCTTGCATCTGTTGAAACGTTTTGGTAACCTTTCCAACTAGAACCATCGTGGATCATAATGTCAATTTCGTCTGTAACATTGTGATACCATAGTCTACCTGTTGCTGGATTAGTTGAAGGTTCAATTGCTCCTGCTGTGTAAACTAATTGTTGGAAGTTACTTGCTACCAAGTTTCCTGCTGTTGCACCTTCTCTAATATATGTATTAGCAGTTGTGAAACCTGCAGTTGCTAAAGGTGTATTATTTGTATTTGCAAGAATCATAACACCACCTAAACTGTGTGTTAATGTTATTGCACCCGAAGTTGACAAACTCGCTGTAACATAAGGAATATTAGCAGTATTAATGTCATTAACCATAGCCGCATTGGTTGTACCTGTTGCAGTTACCGTATATGTTATTACTGTATTAACGCCTTTTGCTGAAGATGTAATTGTAAACGCATCTCCTACTGAGTATGTTGGAGCAGTTGCAGTTCCTGTAACTACTGTTGCACCTTTTGCCATACGTTCGTATAATTTATAAAGTGTAAATCCTGAAGAGTTAGTAAATGCGTGTGCATATACTGTTCCTGCTTCAATATTTAAACCGCCGCCAATTGGATCTAAACCATATAATGCGTGTCTATCACCACGATACACATTAACTGTTTTAGCAACAAATTTGGCTAAAGTTGTACTATATTCACTTACATCAAACTTTGCTCCATTATTTGGAGAAGTTGTTTTAACCCAAACACTACCGCTTGGCGCCGCTGTAGCATCTGCTGTTTTCCATGCTGGAACTGATGTATGTGGTTGTTGTAATACTGAAATGACATTATATGTTTTTGCAGTAATACCTATATCTGTTAACAATGTTCCACTTGCGTTTGCAATAACAATTTGATTGCTTGCCGCAGTTGAATCACCATAAATTTCAATTTTACTATTTACTAATGCCGCAGTAACGCCTGTGATAGCCGCTGTATTAATGTCTGCCGCAAATTGTGTGTAAGTTGTACCAGAAGAAGTAACTGTTGCACCGTTAATAGTAATACTATCACCGTTTGAAACAGTACCGCCTGATGCAGTACCTTGTACAGTTGGAATTGATGTATGCCAATTAGACGTACCTAATGCTTTCCAGCCTGTTGCAGTTCTTACACTTACAGTATTATTTGTAGTAGTGGCGTCAATGGCATAATCGCCTGCTTTACCAATTGAAGCAATCGGTACGCCAGCACTAACTGAATTAGTGTCTGTTATAACTGTTGGCACTTTATTAACAAATGCCTGAGTTGTTGCATTCCATTCAAAAATACCCCATTTAGTTTTACTAGTGTCTAACCAGTGTGTACCGTTAGCAGGTTTTGCCGTTGGTCTTCCTGATTGTCCTGTTAGTTCTCCTAAATCAACATCTGCTCTTACAATGTATGCTCTGTTACTAGCACCTAAAAGTGAGTAAGCCGCCATTAAGCCATATTCATTTTGTTCATAGCCATGTAGTGCAGTACCTGATGTACTTTTGTAGAATGATGGTTCTCCGAAAGTAGAAACTAGTTCTCTTTGTGAACCTATTAAATAAGTTTTTTCTGCATTTACTTTTGCAGTTCCACTAGCAGTTCCTCCGCTAGTAGGATCGTTTTTATTTGAAGCCGTAGCAATTACCAACATAGGAACAGTACCAACCGCCGTGCTGGCGTACTGTGACTCGTCGACTACTTTAACCTCAATACCTGGTGATACAAGCGCCATATTTTTTACCTCGCAAAATTATTTTATTTGTAATTCGTTTACAACTTTGTTATTGTATTTAGTAAAAAACCGTAAAAAGGTCTGTTTTGTAACCAGTATTGGAGTCACCTTTAAAGGGCGGGGTATAAATAACTATATGAAAACCAGGCCCATATGTGTTAAATGCAAGAAGAAGTCAGCCGCTGTCAACTATAAAAAAGGTGAAAAGGTTTATTACCGTAAAATGTGTGATAGTTGCAACCGCAACTTTGTAAAGAAACCCAAACTAACCGTTTGGGCTAAGGCAGGATATAAGAAAAAAAGTACTTGTGAAAATTGTGGGTTTAAAGCAAAGTACTATGATCAATTAGAAGTATACTTTATAGATGGTAATTTAATTAATATTAAACATAGTAATCTTAAAACTGTATGCTTAAATTGTTTGATTGAATTAGGACACTCAGGATGGAACTCTAAGAAAGGAGATTTAGTACCTGATGTTTAAGACTTTCTAAAGTCGAATCATTACCTATAATAGCATTAAAGTTATCATCATGACAAACCCAACGCCATTCACTTTCATGTACTTCAGGGAATACTGCACTCATACTGTGATGTTCGCCTACAAAATCCCAATTCTCATTAATACTTAAAGCAGTTGCCCACCATAAAGGTTTATTGCCTCTGCGTACTTGCCACAAATTTCCGTTTAACTCTTTAATTGCTTTTATTTCGTTTGGGAAACGTACATCAGGTATAACCCAATTTTGTTGTGGATTGTTTAATATTTTTTGCTTAACTAAACTTACCCATATACCATCAAAGAATCCTTCACGCATACATTCTGTGCCAAATAACTGTAATACTAGCCTAGGTGTAATTTCTTTGCCTGTCTCTTTTGTCCAAAAAGAATCTTGTTGTTCTCTCCAGTCTCTACTTTCTTTAGTATCGCCTTCAAGCATTTTACGATCCCAATTGAATATAGTCGACACACCGTCTTTAAGTGCATCTGCAAAACTTAATTTTTTAAAGTTATGTTCGGCTATTAGTGTATCTGCAACTGTGCCTTTACCGGACCCAATAAGTCCGCATATTCCAATAATCATTAGATTCCTTAATTGTGTTATTAAGTTTAGCCAATTACCCAAGTCATCGGCATCTGGCTATCAGTTAAATTATACAAGTCTTGTTCGAGTTTGTCAAGCTCTGTTTGTGCCTCTGCTTTTAGGGAATCACCATTAAGTGATGTACCACCTTGTGGACCAGCGATAGTGGCGAATTTTGATCTTGCTTCACCAAGCATATACTTACAACGTGCAAGTGTGTAATCATATAGCCAACTTTTGCAACGATTATCTGTTAACAATGTAACATCTGGCTTTTCATTATACATCCAAAGTAGGATATTTTCACCAGTATTTCTAACTCTTCTAACTATTGTTAATTTTTTACTTACTGGCTCAAATGTAAAATTAATATAACCGCCAAACATTTTGGCTGTTAATTCTTGGTATTGAGAAAACATTTCATAACTAGCAAGTCCGCCAACTCTACCTGCTTGTAACAAGTAAGTGTTAACATATCCTGCTTCAAAAGGTTCAAACATTGTACCTGTTGCAGATCCGCCTGTACTTCTACGAAATACTTCTCTAACCATTTGTACTTGATCAGGTAGAATATATTCTTGTTGCTCTTGAACTAGTGTTAAAAAGCCATAACTTTCTTCAACAGAATTTGAACTCTTTTGTCTATACACATCAAATGATTTTTGCAAAGCAATTTGGTAATGTGATGGATCAAGTTCAACTTCGACCATGCCTCCACCTAAACTGGCTTTTACATATTCGAATACTTTATTTTGTTCTGTCGCTAGATCTGCCATGGATTATTCCTCTTATATGTACTATTTAGCAACTTTCAACAGTATTGTCAGGTCATTGATTCTACCGTTTAATTTAGTGTCTACTGCTTTAATGTCATCTAAATACTTCCGTAGAAGTATCTTTCCGGCGCTTTTAAACGTCGCTAGTTGCTCTTTAGGCTTTCGAAGGGTCTTTTGTACACTCTCTTCACTAAAGCCCGTTATAGTAGTTCCTTTTACACTTAATCCACTACCCTCACGTTGTTGTCCTGTAGGATCTATATTTTTAGCAACATACTTTCCTATCTTACGAGTTTTTGTATTATAAATCCAAAGTTCACTTGCACCTACAATATCAACTGGATTAATACTTACTAATCCTAGTTCGCTATACTCCTTTAAATATTTAATTTTAGAAACTTGCTTGTCGGCTGACACAGTTTTACGTTTACGAGGTTTACGTTCTGCTTTTCCTTTTTCAATTAACATAGAACAAGCATTATCTATCTCTTGATAAATTTCTAACATTTTCTTATGTTCTTTCGACGACATATTACTATAGGCTTCGATTAATTGATCATACCAATCATCATCTGGTTTTTTAGGTCCCAAAACTTCTTCCCATTCTTTTAAATTAGGACTATAATATTCTCTAATAATTTTTGCATGGGCTGGCTTTGCCTGTTGTTTACGAAGAATACTTAATGGATTAAATTTCTTCATATCAAATTTTTCTAAATCCATTACTGCATTATCTAAAAATTCTTCTATCTCATCAGTGAGTGCTAATGCAGACATTTTCAATCTTTGTTGAATTGTTAATACAGGTCCGCCTGTTAATTTGATTTGCTTGTCTACTTCAAAACCTTTCTTTTTAAGTTTCTCTTTTCCTATAACAATTACTTCATCAAGTTGTTTACGAACAAATTCTGATGGATCAGATTGCCCTCCAATAACACCTGGTAAAGATTCTAAATGTTTATCCCACTCTGGGTGATGTGTTGGCATACCTCGAAGCAAGGCACAACACATTCCGCAAGTCGTTATATTAATACGCCATAGTTCACAAGCATTAATGGCTTGTACATCTTTCTTAGTATAACCATTCAAAACCATCCATTCTTTAACTTTAGGCAACAAATCCTTAGGCTGGTAATGATAGTTGTAATATGTGCTTACTCTATGATGCTCTTTGTGAAATTTCTCAATGGGCCACGTTTGCCAATCGTCCCAAACAGGCTCTGGTCCTGTGTACGATTCGTCTGCAAGTCTCGATGTTCTCGGTTTTGTAGGCTTTTTGCGTGGTAATTTCATAGATATTCCTTTTGACAATATATTCTCCTGTATGCCTTTATATATGCGAATATGTTTAAATATACTACGTTTTAATCATTTGTCAACCTTTTTTTGCATTTTAGCAAAGAAATGTTATTGTATAAATACTACAAAGAGGATATAAATAATGCCAAAATTATCCATGTGGAAGCCTGAAAAAGGGCAGGACTATAATTTTTTCGACAGTAGAGTTCGTGAAATGTTCACCATCGGCGGTACCGGAGTTAACATTCATAAATTCTTAGGAGCCGACACGGCTAACAATGATGGAACAGATCCTAGTCAGCCAAATTATACCACACAAAGTGAACAAAACATTCAAGATTTATTGTTCTTAGAGAATAGAGATAGAAAGTACGACTCATCTGTTTACGAATTAAGAGGCATTTACAACGTTGCAGATATCGACTTTGACCTTACACAATTTGGTTTATTTTTACAAAATGATACACTTTTTATCACGTTCCATATGAACGATATGGTGGAAGGTTTAGGTAGAAAACTTATTAACGGAGACGTTTTAGAGCTACCTCATATGAGAGATTTTTATCCGTTAGATTCGGATTTACCAGCGGCATTGAGACGTTACTATGTAGTACAAGATGGTAACAGAGCGGCTGAAGGATTTAGTCCAACTTGGTATCCACACTTATGGAGAGTTAAAGCAACACCATTAGTTGATTCACAAGAATACAGAGCTATATTTGACCAAACTGCTCAAAAGCAAGATGGTACAGATGTTACAGGTAGCGACAATAAATTAAGAGATTTATTAAGTACATACAAACAAGAAATTGAAATCAACACTGCAATTATACAACAAGCAGAAAAAGAAGTACCAAAAAGTGGTTACGACACAAGTTCTTTTTATGTTGTTCCAACTACTAATGACGGTACACCTGTTGATCCAGAAGGCGATAGTGCAGATACAACATCTGTTGGTGCAAGTAGTACACTTGTTTCTGCTGATGAAATGCCTGTTACTCCAAGTCAAGAAGGATACGAAAGTCCAGGAGGCATGGCTGGTGACGGTGTTGCTCCTAATGGCTATCCTGTAACTCCTGCAACTTCTTTCCCAAGTGGTGCAGATATTGGAGATTATGTACTTAGATTAGATTATAAACCAAATCGTTTATTTAGATATGACGGAAGTCGTTGGGTTAAAATTGAAGATGCTGTTCGTACAAGTACAACAGGTGGTTCAGGTACAACACAAAAAGACGGTTTCATTAATAATACAAAAACATATGTCGACGATGATGGAACTACTAGAAAATCTAGACAGCGTTTAAGCGATGTTCTAACACCGGAAGAGGACAACTAAAATGGCTAGACAGTTTTTTTACGACAATCAAATTAGAAGATTTTTATTACAATTTGTTAGACTTTTCAGTAACTTCCAAGTAGAAGTTGGTTCTCCAAATTCTTCAGGTGTAAGAGATTTAATTAGTATACCTGTAACTTACGGCGACATGAGTCGTAACGTTGCTCAAGTAATGAGAGATGCAAGTGAGAATAAAGTTTTAAGTGCTCCAAGAATGACTACTTACATTCAAAGTATGACATACAGTAGAGAACGTGTACAAGAACCAAACTTTGTAGATAAACTTCACGTTAGACAAAGAAAATATAATGCTAGTACAGACACTTATAGTCGTACACAAAGTAATGCAGTTACAGTTGAAAGACATATGCCTGTTCCTTATGACTTGAGGTTAAATGTAGATATCTGGACAACTAATACTGAAATGAAATTGCAAGTTTTAGAACAAATTTTATGTTTGTTTAATCCTAGTTTAGAAATACAAAGTACAGACAACTATATTGATTGGACTAGTTTAAGTTTAGTACAATTAGAAAATGTAAACTTTAGTTCAAGAAGTATTCCTGTAGGTACTGAGGATCAGATTGATATTGCTACATTAGAATTTAGTATGCCTATCTGGTTAACAATGCCTGCAAATGTTAAAAAGATGGGTGTTATACATAAAATTATTAACAGTGTATATGACGGAAGTGGCGATCTTATTAATTCTGTTGCTGATGATAAATTAGTTATGGGAACAAGATTAGGTGTTACTCCAGGCAATTACGGTGCTATACTATTAAATGGTCAAGCCGAACTTGTTGATACTTTTAGAGAAAGTACAAAAGATACTTTAGATACAACTTCAATTACTACAGAAAACTTAACAAAACCAAGTTGGAGAGCAGTACTAGAACAATATGGTCCTATAAATCCAGGCATTACACAAGTAAGATTTACACAAGACAATGACGCAGAAGTTGTAGGAACCATTGCATATCACCCAGCAGACCCTCATATCCTTCTTGTAACGGTAGATAATGACACAATACCCACTAACACCTTAACGGCGATAAATGCCATTATAAGACCTTCAAAAGCAACGTCAACAAACGTTGTTAAGACTACGGGTAATCGTTACTTAATATTAGAAGATATTGGAGACTCTACAAATACAGATGGTCCGGACTTTTGGAAAAGTAATAGTAATGTAGATTTTACTGCTAAAACAAATGATATCGTTGAGTGGGACGGTACACAATGGACTATTGCTTTTGACTCTAGCACTGTTAGTGATTTACAATATGTAACTAATGTAACTACTGGTATTCAATATAAATGGACGGGTACACAGTGGCTTAAAAGTTTTGAGGGAGAGTATGCTCCGAAAAGTTGGAGAGTTGTAATTTAAGTTTTCCAGTTGTATTTTAATTGAACCCCAAGATCCATTTCACTAATAAATTCTCTATAAGTTAAATAATTTACATTCTTGCACCATTTCCAATCTGCTGGAAAAGTGTAATGAGGATTATCCATTACCCAGTGAAAGTTTACATTCTTATAAGCATCAAACATATTCTTCATGTGTGCTATTTGTTTTTCACCGTTTGATTTATCAGTTGTTGATGGATAACAAGGTGTGTCAGCATATACATTATTTGTCATATCTGAATCAGGTTGTCCATCAAAACCTAACAAGTAAACTTCTGTATGTTTATCAAAACAAGCCAAATATGTTGCTACTGTTCCTGCGTTATAATAACTAATATTTTGTGGAATTAAAGAAAACTTTCCTGGATACTTGACAACATTTTTAGCAGTTGTATAAACAATATTTTCTTCACTAAAGCCTGAGTCGGCAATTTCTTTTGTTATATCATCTTGCATAGTTATTAGAAAACTAGGTTTCATATCTCTATAAAGAGCATTGCACCCATAAGTTTGTATTCTTTTACTTGCTAATAATCCACCACTATGGTTTTCAATTAAGTTAAGAGAAAACTGCTTTCTAACTCTACTAGTCCCGTTACCAACAACAACTGCATAACCTCTATGGTCATCATTCATAATTGTTCTAGGGATCCATTCGCGGTCTTCTGTTCTCACACCGTCTTTTAAATTAACACTGTGAATAACAAATTCGCCTTCGTAGTCATCAGAGAAGTATGGAAGTTTCATATTATTACCTTTGCTTTAGTAATATTTATATGAATAACATTCCGCCAGCAGTTAGTATTACTAACGTACCCCAGAGCCCAAGTATAGTAGCATAATAACGTAATTTGGTACCAAAATATAACATTCCTATTGCTACACATTTATGCATTGGACTAATTAAATAGCCTACAAAATCTACTGCAAAGAACCATGGCAAATATTCTAAGCCATATATAGTTGCCATTATAACTGTTAAAGCACCAAAACGTGAACTAGATCCTAGTGCAAATGCACCAGCAAAACTAGCCAAACTTAATAATGTAAATCCAGAAACAGTATTAATATCAAGTCCACTTGTTTGTAAAAAAGTTTTAATTTGTTCTGTATTTTCTCTGGCAAAATTAGCCGCAACAATAATTAAAGCGACCCAGCCTATTAATTTCCAATCTACATAACCGAGTAATTTTTTAATATTAAATGTCTTAGTAACTAACATATAATAAAGAGTAAGTGTTCCAAAAACCCACATAAAGTTAAGTCCTGCAATAATGCTAATTACACCGGCAACATAAGGTAAAACGTATCGTGTAATTCTGCTTACTTTGATTTCTGTTCCACAATCTCCTAATTCAACATCACTTTCTTTTACTCCCCAAATTAAATAAGAGATAATAAACAAAAGAGAAACTAATAATAAAGGCCACATCATACTCATAAATTGAGCATATGTAATACTAAATGCCGCCATTGGAAGTATAACTGTTTTTTCTAAAGGTGACCAAAAGTAGTAATGATGTGTACTTACATAATCGATTGGTCCAAATTTTTCTCTACCGCAACATCCTTTATCAGGTGCCATAGTATCGAGCATTCCTGCACTCACAGTAACTCTACCTTTAATAGGCAATATGCCAGTTAAGGCACTTACTACTGCAACTACGGCTTTTTTACTTTTTAAATTTTGTTCAAAGAAACAAAATATATCTTTAAATAAACTATTTTCTTTAACCATACCTGCAATCATCATCACAAATACAATTAAGAACAAATATATTTGTCCTTTAATTATTAACTCTATCACTTATCTTTTTTTTCTTTTTGTACTGAAATTTTTAACTGTTCTGTTAGTTCTGAAGCATTACCTAATTGTGCTTGTTGATTGCTTTTGTGGACTATCTGTTGTAGTCTACGTTCATTATGAACAAATACATCACTTGCAAGTTCTATGGCTTTTTGTTGGTCTTCGTAAGATAACATTGTTAAACTATCCATGTTTCCAACTCCTACTTTTCCGTATGCAATCATGTCCATAGCAGATTGTTTACCTAAACGTTTAATCCAGTATTCTCTTTCTGCTTGTTCTTGCTTTGCAGGATTGTCAAATATATCAATTAACTTTGTTCCATCTTCTAATGTACCGTATTCACTATTAGACAATTCGTCAATTAATTTTAAATACATTAAACGTTCTTCACGTTGCCCTCTTAAATTTCTTACAAAGCCATCACGTCTTGCTTCTGCATAATCTATTTCAATTTGTGCTCTACGTTTATCAAACTCATCCGTTGAGTTATCTCTTTTATCTGCAAACTCATCTATCGCTAGTTCAATTTTTGCAAGTTCATATTCTTGTGATTTAATTCCGGATTCTCTACTTTGTATTTCCATTAAATACTGCTTCATTGCACCGTACGGAGTAATATTTGCGTGTCCAACAAAGTGCTTTGCTTTAAACTCTGGCATAATAAAGTTACTGCTAATAGCATAACCTACTATATCTTTTTGATCTTCTGTTAATTCATCGGTATCAGTTGTTATGTCTTTACCTGTAACTTTCATTGAATCTTTTAAACTATCAAACTTCATATCTTATTTTCCTCCAATATATCTAGGTGTTTGAAACCTAATATTAAAAGCAACATTGATTCGTTGCATATTACTTTTGTTTGTTTCTGTTTCATGTGGCATCCAAGCGGGCCATAATATTAATTGTCCGTCTTCAGGAGACATACTGTATCTACTAGTAAACGGTGCGTGTGGGTGACAACTTTCTGTTAAGTTCATTGGATTATGCCAAACAATATCACCTGTATCTTTTCCTTGTAAGTAATAAACTGCTACATAGTGATGAAGTCGATGATCGTGTAAGGCATTTTTACTATCTAATTCATTTATGTTTGTCCAGTAACTAACTTCTGGTGGTCCATAATGTTTAAGTTTTTCACCATATAACGGATCGTCTACTGCATAAGTTTCTATTGCACTATTACATAATAAGCGAAGTTCTTCTACTAACCATTGTATATCGGGATAGTCAAACTCATGTCGCCAACAACCTCTATTACTAAAGTTTAACTGTTTTTCGTCTGTTTGTCTTTTTATATCTTGTGCATATTCAATCATCGAAGTACGTTGTTCTTTTGTACCAATGTTATCTTTTACAAAAACATCTGCTTGTAATATTTTAAATTTTTTCATTTTTTTTAACTGCCATTACATATAATCCATTCCACCATTTAGTCTTATCTTCTATATTGTTAAGGATCATTTTTTCAAATTCTATCTTATAGTTTGTGTTTAGTACACCTTGTTTACTTCCTTCAATTACCCCTTGCCAATTAGCATCGTCAAATATTAATATGGCTTCATCGGCCCAATACTTACTAAAATGTTCAACTGCTTTTGCAGTTAACAGTTTATCATGTGGCCCATCATAAAAGAATAAATCGTATCCTTTTTCTTTTAATTCAACATTAAGCATATCATCATTATAAACTTTTAAATTTTTATAACTACTTGTATTAGTGTCAAATTGTTTTTTATTGTTAGTTGGTAGTGTAAAATCACCGCTCTCAGGATTGATATTTTCGTTCCAATTATCTACACAAGTTACAGGAATATTTGTATCTAAAACACTAATAGCAGTAGAACCCATGGCACTACCTACTTCTAAGTACATTGTACTATCTTTTCCTAATTCATGCAAGAGTTTTTTTACTCTAGTACTAGTTAATCCTTGTATTTCGTTTGAATAATCGTTATTTTCGTGTGATACTAGTGCTTCTACTAGTGTAATTGCCTTGCTATTATTAAGTTTTCCAGATCTACTTTCATATACTTTGTCACAAAAATTACAATCCCAACAATCAAATTTACAAGTTTTTATTATTTTTCGCCAAGCATTTATTGGTCTATCTTTTAAATTAGTATCTTCTAAATAAACATTAAAGTCGTCATATAGTATTTCTTCGTCATTATGATAACGTTCTATAATACGCATAGTTTCATAAAAACGTGCAATATTTTCTCTTCCATGCATTTTAAATACATCAACATACTTTGCTAGTTCTAACCAGTCTTCTTTCCATGGTGGAAAGTTTGCACGTTTAAGTGGACTACTCGGATCTTCTACATTCCATTTCTGACAACTAGTACGACTTATTGGATCATTAAAATATTGTGGTCCAGTTGTTCTACTATTATTAAATTGAAAATGTTCTGGCATCATAGCACAGCCGCCATGGCAACCTTCATTTGCTAATAAAGAAATTTTCATATTATATCTATCAGCGGCTTTTCGTATACGAGCAAGACTTTCGTGATCTCGCATTAAATCTCTATGCAAGTTTACATAATGGAATCCGTGTTTACCTAATTCAGCAACATCTTTAGCAGTTTGTACTTGTCTAAGAATTGTATTTTTTATTAAAAGTTCAGGAAACTTCTTTTGTATTTGTCCTGTTGCTACCCAATGCGTATGAGGTATAGTAGCACTTCTTACTCCAGCCTTATATAGTTGATAAAAATTTTCTACCCATAAGTCCAAATTTTCTTGCGAAGGTTTAACTTCTATATTATTAAATGTTGCACTTACTGATATACCTGTTGCTTCTTGTACTTTAAGGGCTACATTTATTAATTCATTTGTGTCAGAAGCAAACACATCACCCATTGCATCTTGCTCAAACGGAGGCATTCTGCAAGTAAAGTAAATGTCATAAATTACTTCTCGATGATTAATACAAAAATCTACAAAGTGTTGTATTTGATGATTGTTTAATTTAGGGTTTAGTGGTATACTGAACATTTAGCCTACACATTAAATTGTGCGGCAGTCGTCGTCCCTGTACTTGTTTGTAATGCTACTGGCATTGTCATTTCGAATCTCTGGTGCATTAAAACAAAACAGGCGCTGATGTCTGCACAATTTTTGATTTCTGTTTCTACTACTTGTTTACTTGCTAGTAAAGTTCTAACTTTCTCATCGTAGTTATTGATTGCTTGTCTTATTAGTACTGCCATGTCTGCTTTTTCAATTCCTCTACTTGTTGCTAGTGCGTCAAGTAATGGAACATTGGCTGAATTGTTATTAGTATATTTGATATAATCTGATTTCTGTTTTTCCCAAGTACTTTCTTCTAATTTACTAACATTAATGTTTAGTGCTTGTAATCTATGGTCATAAATTTCATCTAATTGTTTACGCATAACTGCTTTCATAAAAGCAGTACAATTTGTAACGTCATCAGTTGTTAGTGTGTACTTTTCTTTTTCGCCTGTGGGTTCTGAACTTTCATGTAACCCCATTTGCTCATCTTCAAGTGTACCTGGTCTAATGCTTACATGACCCTTCCAGCCTTGTGTTAGTAACCATGCTTTTGCAACGGTGTCTGTCAATATCGTTGGCTCTAAATGTAAATAGGGTATAATATCAACGTGTGTATCTGGAATGTAGCCGACGCAGTACGATTGGAATCTGCCATATATTTGTATAGGTCCTAATTCTTTTTGTGCTTTCATTTTAAATAAAATATACATAATTAACCTCTCCAAACACAGTGCCCTGAGCTTCCGCCTGGTACGCCTGTTCTTATTGAACCACTTCCTAGTTCACTTCCTGAGTTAGTTGCATATGTCCACTTCCAACCTCTATTATTTTGGGCTCCATCATAATTACCCATACTATACTGATGTGCTTGTCCCATATCTAAATTTTCTTCTCCGCAGTTTGTAATTGGTTTGGTAACTGTTGATGTAACTGATTCTGTAGTATAACTCCAAACTCTTACATTATCACCGCCATTATATGTTCCTTCGTTACCTGCATAACCATACCCTAGTTTGTCTGCCCAGCCTTTTTGCTGACTGTTAATACCTGGTTTGTTTGAAGGTGTTGTCATTGTAACTTGTGTCGATGTTGACCAAACAAATTTTCTACAATCATCTGTGGCTTGCCAAACATAACCATAATTTTCACCACTGTGACTTGCACAGCCGGCTTGCATACTATCACCACTTAATGAATCCTGTCCTTGGTCGGTATACATAGTTGCGTTTGATAGATTCATAACATCTATATTTGCACTACCGCCGCCAACAACCCAACATTTTTCGTGTTCTTTAAATAGTGTAGCACAATCGTTTCTTCCCCATTGCAAATTTGGTCCATTACTGCCACTGTATGTCGACATATGGAAATTTGATGTTGACGCACTAGTACCTGGCCAAGTGTCATCTGCACTCCAAAGGTACCCATGTGTTAATGTACATACACCAGAAGTATATGCCGCGGCATATGTCATTACATCACCATTATTAGTCATAACGTCGGTTGCATGAACCATTGTGTTTACATTTTTCCACGGACTCGAACTTTGGTAACCACCCATAACAAATCCATGTGTGATAACTTGTCTTGTTAAGAAAGGTTGTGAACTAGCACTTCCCGAAACTTCTACCCAGTCACTGCCATCATATAACATTAATTTTTTTGTATCACTGTTATAGTAAACTTGTCCTGCCGCTAAATTACTTGATGGGTTACTTGACAGTGATTTAAAATCTACTGGTCCGCCTAATTGCGGTGTCGTGTCTTCAACAACATTAGATATACCTGCTGACTGAATAGAACTAATAGAAGTAAATCCAAAGTTTCCACTTCCATCTGTTTTTAAAACCATATTTGCGGAACCGTCACTAATACTTAAATCTGTTAGTGCAGTTGGTATACTTG